CCTATGCTGGTACTTACTCAGTAAACTTTTTGGGTCAATTCATCACCACTGGCGGTGGAAGCAACTACCAAGTAAACGTTTGGTATGCCCTTAACGGAACTGCTGTGACTCAATCAACCGCAGTCTTTACAACCTCTGGCGTTAACAACCAAGTCCTTGCAAACATTGAAGACTTAGTAACAGTTAATACTGGTGACTACATCCAGTTCTACTGGTCATCACAAAACACTTATATGGAATTACTAGCAGTTGCTGCTGGTTCATCTCCGACTCGTCCTGCATCTCCAAGCGTGAATCTTCACGTTGAACAAATTATGTACACCATACTTGGACCGACGGGAGCAACAGGTGCCACAGGAGCCACAGGTAACACAGGTTCAAATGGATCTACGGGAGCGACTGGCGCAACAGGACCAACAGGGCCGACAGGTAATACTGGAAGCAATGGTCAGACTGGAGCGACGGGGGCTACTGGACAAACAGGGGCAACTGGTTCTACGGGAAGCACGGGAGCAACAGGCCCAAGTGCATCGGCGTTAGTTGATATGCTTTGGCTTGGGGCTATGTGATAGAATAGCGTATGCCCAAGATAGCCGTTTATTCCATTTGTAAAAATGAGATTAAACATATTGAGCGTTACGCAGAAGCTACAAAAGATGCGGATTATCGCATTGTAGTTGACACAGGTTCTACCGATGGTAGTCAAGATAAAATGCGTGAACTAGGTATAACCGTTCACCAAATACATTTAGATCCATTTCGCTTTGATGTGGCTCGCAACACAGCCTTATCACTTGTTCCAGAGGATGCTGATGTCTGCCTTATCTTGGATATGGACGAAGTTCCAGAACCGACCTTCTTTAAGAAAGTCAAACAAAAGTGGATACCAGGTTCACATCTTGGTTGGGTCAGCATGGATACTGGTCAAAAATGGGAACGAGACAGACTCCATTCACGATTTGGATGGGTATGGAAATACCCATGCCATGAAGTGCAACTGTGGTACGGCAACGGAGAGACACGAGACTGCGACATACGCAATGCCGTTATCCAACACCTACCAGACAATAGTAAGTCCAGAGGACAATACTTAACTTTACTTGAATTAGCGGTAAAAGAAAATCCACACGATGCTCGTATGTGGACATATATGTGCCGCGAATATTATTTCCACCATAAGTGGGAAGATGTCATCTCAGCAGCTGAGAAACAACTTCCGCTTAATGGCTGGGATGTAGAACAAGCCGCTGTCTGCCGATGGGCAGGTGAGGCTGCTCATCAATTGGGTCGTGAAAATGAAACTACCCAATGGTATGACAAAGGTGTACAACTTCTTCCCCGTGAAGGTGAATCATGGTATGGCGTGGCTATCAATGCCTATCGCCAACAGAACTGGCCAAGATGCTTAGATGCTTGTGTCAATGTTTTGGAACGGCCTAGATCAGTCCACTACTGCTACGAATCAGCGGTATGGGATTGGAAGGCTTTTGATCTTGCCTCAATCGCCGCTTACAACCTTAAGCATATTGACGAAGCAATTGTCTTTGCTGAGAATGCTGTTAAGGGTAATGGCGAAGAAACAGAGCGTATTCAACGCAACCTACAATTTTTTAGACAGGTGAAGAATGGACCATCAACACAAGGACAAAGTTCTTGAATTTGGATTTAACGAAAAGCACGATTGGATCGTAGTCAAGTACGGTTGCACAGAGTGCGATGTAGTTTCAGATAAACCATTTCCACATGTAGTTTTTGAGACTGGTCATAAAGACCATACAACCTATGTAGATGGTTGCTTTGGTTGCAAGATCGGCACGCTAGAACTTTCCACTGGTGATGCCGGCAGATCAGATTCTATGTCTGATAAGAAGTGGACAGCAGAGTTAGATGCTTATGCAGATGCTCGTTCACAAGGTATCCAACCAGCGGGTACAACAATGAAAGCAGTTGCTGAAGCAAAAGAGGCTAGTGACAAACTAGGCGTTGCATTTAACGCAGAATCTATGCCAGCAGCATCCAAGATTACCAAGCAGTCTGCAAAGGTAATGAAAGAGACAGGGGTAGTATAAATGGCTTATAGCGAAAAGGCTGATAAGAAGCAAGACGCCAAAGTTACAAAAGGATTAAGCGCTAAGCAAAAGGCAGCTTTTAAAAAGGCTGACACGGCTATGGATAAGAAAAAGCCATCTGCTAAGGCTGACATGAAGATGGATAAGGCACTTGTAGCAAAGATTAAAAAGGGTAAGTAACAAATGGCAAAAGAAGTTTGGGACAAACCTAATCCTAAGAAAAAATCAACACGTTTAACTTCATCTCAAAAAAAATCAGCCAAGGCGGCTGCTGCTAAAGCAGGTAGACCATACCCAAATTTGGTTGACAATATGCGAGCAGCAAAAAAGACAAAGGGAAAATAAATGGCAGCAGTTAAAAAGGGTATGGGCTTTAAAGCCGCTCAAAAGAATATTGCAAAGAAGCAAGGCATTCCTATGGAGCGTGCTGGTGCAATTCTTGCATCTGCAACTCGTAAGGCAAGCCCAGCAGCAAAGAAAGCAAATCCAAACCTCAAGAAGGTTCTTCCAGTAAAAAAAGGTGGTAAGTAATATGTGCGCAGAATGCGGTTGCAATTCAACAGCAATTGGTAAGTTAAATGACAAGCTAACAGGCAAGCCAACAAAGACTCCTTATGGACAATATGAGGGCGTTGGCGGAACCAATAATGTTGGGAACAGCGGATCTAAGTAATGGCGACAATTAAGGCTGCGGGTGTTAATCACAAAATTGTTATCCAAAAGGGTAATGTGCATGTGGTTCACCCAGACAACAAAGGCCCTAATATTGATTTAACTAAAAAGGCTGGCGCTAAAACCATTCAACAAGGTGTAGCAGCAGTTGTGAAATACCACAAAAACAAAGGTCATAAGAAGGGTAAGTAAATGGCAAACTACGGTGGCTTATCTACTGTGTATCATATAAATCGTTTGGCTGGCACCATTGTCAATGGCGTACCACAATATGATTTTAATGGTGCTGCCACACAATGGGCTTTTAATGTTACGGGTAAAAGATATAGCCGTGGCATTGATGCACTTAACCAAATCTACGCCTATCGTAATGGTGGAAAAAACTTTTATTATGACACTCCAGGTTGCCTTAATGCTTTGGCTGGTACCTATGGTATTGGCGAAGCCGAAGCCGCAGCAAGGATTAGTTCATGACAAAATTTATTGACATTATCAACGAGACTGCCCTTGCCCTTACCGGTTACACTAACCGTCAAGATCAAGCTACATACCTCACTTCAGCAATGGGTGCCACTGACCTAACTTTTCAGGTTGCCGATGGAACTGTATTGACTCGTGGTTTGGTTGAGATTGACGATGAGTTGATTTGGGTAGACAAGTTTGACCGTACAACTAACACAGCAACCATCCCAGCATATGGTCGTGGCTTTAGAGATACAGTGGCTACAATCCATACCGCTGGTACTCGCGTTACAATTACACCATCATTTCCACGTAGCGTTATTCGCCGCAATATTAACTTAGCAATTGATGCCGTATACCCTGATTTGTTCGGCGTCTATTACACAACCTTTACATTTCAAGCAGCGGTAACAACTTATGTCTTACCTCAAGAGGCGATTGATATTCTTGGCGCTTCATGGCAAACAATTGGACCTTCTAAGGAATGGCTACCAATTCGCCACTATCGTGTAGACCGTATGGCTAACCCATTGACATGGAACAGCGGTAAGACAATTTCTATTCGCGAAGGAATTATTCCTGGTCGTACCATTATGGTTACTTACACCAAAAAGCCTTCTACCCTTCAATACGATACAGATGATTTTGCTCAACTCAGTGGCTTGCCAGACTCAGCCCGTGAAGTAATTGTTCTTGGTGCTGCTTACCGTACAGCAATGTACCTAGACCTTGGTCGTGTACCAGCGGCTACCGCAGAAGCCGATGCGCAACAAACAAACGATCCAATTGGCTCAGCAGCCAATATCGGCAGAATGATTCAACAGATGTACCAGCAACGTCTACTTATTGAAGTACGTCGCCTACAAGAGCAGTATCCACCTCGCACTCACTACACACTCTAAGGATAGCCAATGACGACAGCAACAAGACGTTATTACAGTGCTAATGCGGTTGACAATACAGTCGCCTCATCTATCACTTCCTCATCTACATCGGTAACATTATCTAGCTCGCCTATTGGCTACCCTGGCTCATACCCATTTGTAGTAGCTCTTGACTACAACACAGCCTCAGAGGAATTAGTGCTTGTTACCGGAGCATCTGGTACAACCCTTACTATTACCCGTGGTTACAATGGATCATCTGCTACAAGCCATGCTGTAGGAGCTGTTGTACGCCACGTGCTAGTGGCACAAGACATGACAGACTTTCAAGACCATGTGGCGTCTAGCACAGTTGTCCATGGCGTAACTGGTGCCATCGTAGGATCTACCGATGCTCAGACACTGACTAATAAAACTATCTCAGGTGCAAGTAACACTGTTACCAACTTGCCAATTTCAACAGCCATTTCTGGTCTTGGAACTGGCATAGCCACATTCCTTGGCACACCAACTTCTGCTAACTTAGCAGCGGCTGTAACCGATGAAGTAGGTTCAGGCCCACTGGTCTTTGCAAACCTTGTTATTAACGCTCAGACTGGTACTACTTATACAATCGCATCAACAGATGCTAGCAAGCTAGTTACCTTATCTAACTCATCTGCAATAACCTTGACCATCCCATCGGCTGTATTTACCGCTGGTCAACAGATCAATATTCAACAGCTTGGCGCAGGACAGGTAACCGTACAGGGAGATGGAACGTCTACCTTTACAGGGACTGGAACTAAGTTACGCACACAGTACAGTGCAGCCACAATTGTTTGCACAGGAACCAATACCTTCACATTGATTGGAGACTTAGCATAATGGCTACAGCATACGTCGTACTAGGACAGGCTACGCCCTCAGCGGCTGGCTCATCTACCCTTGTTACAGGGTCAACTAACGGCTCTATCGTAGGCTCCTTTACTGTCTGCAATAAAGGAACATCTACTGATGCAATCCGTGTCAGCATTACCAAATCTGGTGGCTCTGCTTATTACCAGTACTACGGTTTTAACGTGCCTGGCAATAGTACTATTCACGAACAACCAGGTTGGACATTAGCTACAGGTGACACAATTACCGTATATTCAACTGTTGGCAACACCGACTTTACAGCGACAGGAGTAACACTCTAATGGCCGTCTCATTACTTGTTAACGGAAGCGCTGTTCCAGCAGTTACGGTTAATGCCCAAACTGCTTCATATACCTTTGTCTTGGCCGATGGCAATAACACCCTTGTTACTTTGTCTAACGCCTCTGCCAACACGGTGACTATCCCGCCTAACTCATCAGTGGCATTTCCAGTAGGAACTGTGTTAAACTTCGCACAGACTGGCGCTGGTCAGACAACAATTACTCAAGGAAGCGGTGTGACTATTACATCAACTGGTGCTACGGCAACTGCTCCAAAGACTCGCGTACAATATTCAGCGGCTACTGCAATTCAGACCAGTGCAAATAACTGGCTTGTGATTGGAGACTTGGCTTAAATGTCACCCATACTCGGTATATACGCCTCGCAAATATCGGGGCATTTAGCGGCACCTGGCAGTTATTATTCTATTGCTACACAAACAGTAAGTGGTGCTACAAGTAGCGTTACTTTTAGTTCTATTCCAAGCACATATACGCATTTACAATTAAGAATTACTGCTCTTGGTGGACAAAATGGAAATAGTTTGTCGGTACAATTTAATGGCGATACTGGCACAAGTTATTCTTATCATTACGTAACTGGTAATGGTTCTTCTGTTTCTGCGGGTGGATATGCTGGAGGAACATCATTATTTGGTGATGCAGTTGGTTGGAGAAATGGCTATCCAGCGGCTTTAATTGTGGACATTTTTGATTATACAAATACAAATAAAAATAAAACTGCTCGTGCATTAAACGGAACAGACGCAAATGGTAGTGGTGAAATTGCACTAAACAGTAGTGCTTGGTATAGCACAAGCGCAATAAATGCGATTAGGTTGTATAGCGGTGGAACTTTTAATACTGGAACTTTTGCACTTTATGGAGTGAACTAATGACTGCTGGATCAACTTACACACCTATTGCTACTTATACATTTAGTGGACAATCATCTCTTACTTTTTCGTCTATTCCAAACACATATACAGATTTAATTTTAATTATTTCAGGTAGCGGTGCAGGAGTGGAAACAATGCAATTAAGATTTAATGGAGATTCAGGAAGCAATTATTCTTATACCAGAATACTTGGTACAGGTTCTTCAGCTTCTTCTTCACAATCATCCAATCAAACTGCTGCAATTGCTGGATTTATGGACAATACGCAATTTGTTGATATTGTGCAAATAATGAATTACAGCAACACAACTAGTTATAAAATTGCTTTGACTCGGATGAATGTGCCGAGTAGTGGATATGTTGGAGCGTGGGTTAATTTATGGCGAAATACATCTGCTATAAATACTGTTTATATTCTTCCTGATTCAGGCGGAACTTTTAACAATGGTAAAGCAACCCTCTACGGAATTGCGAGTGCATAATGGCTAATCCAACAATGAGTCTTATCGCTTCTAACACCGTAGGTTCAGGTGGCGTATCCAGCGTTACCTTCTCGTCTATTCCTGCCACTTATACGGACCTTGTATTAAAACTTAGTATGCGTGGCAATTATACGGGTGATTTAGTAACTAATCCAGCAATTACATTTAATGGATCATCAACGGGATATTCTGAAAAATTGCTATGGAATTCTAATAACAATTCTCCTAGTTCGGCAAGTAATTCGGGTAGTGGTTTTCTTTTTACTTGGGCTAACGGTCCTAGTTCAACATCTAATACTTTTTCCAATAGTGAAATATACATTCCTAATTACACTTCAAGTAATTATAAATCTATGTCATCTGATTCTGTTAATGAAAACAACAGTAGCAGTAATGGTTTATTAAGCCTAGATGCTGGTTTATGGAGTAATACAGCAGCGATTACTTCAATTACTTTAACGCCTTTATATGGTTCTTTTGTTCAATACTCAACCTTTTACCTTTACGGCATATCCAATTCATAACTAAGGAGAAACAAATGGCAGATACAACAACCCCACAGGCTGTGGAGATTGACTGTTCCACAGGAATTGTCACCACTCGCGATTTAACCGCAGACGAAATTGCAGCACAGGCAGTTGCGGCTCAAGCAGCAGCAGACCAGAAGGCTGCGGCAGAAGCAGAAGCAGCAAAGGTTGCAGCAGACAAGGCTGCGGCTCAGGCTAAACTAGCGGCTCTCGGTCTAACAGCCGATGAGATTGCGGCTCTATCTAAGTAACACCCAGCATTACCCAGCCCCGCCAAGTGCGGGGCTTTTTTATTGGACTTAAACTAAGGAGTATAGGTGGCTATAGGCGACGACGGTTATATACATATTGCAGAACGTCCTGTTGACCCAATTGGTCAACCCGCCAATGCTGGCAATACATACTTCAATACAAGTAATAACTATGACTGCGCCATTGCTGGCTTGCCATTCTTCCTTGGCGTATCAAAAGAATACCCATACAAGCGTGAGACTGCCCAGTATCGCAAGCAACAGATTGACCAACAGAAGGAACCAGGTGAGCAGACGCTCACAGGTTGGTGGCTTCGTAGCCAATCCTCATTTCATTACGGAGCTGGTATCCGCTATGAGGAGCCAATTGAAGGCGACACAGTTGGGCTACGCTTTACCAAATCAGCTGGTGTAGATGTATTTAATATCGGCAAAGTAACACTATTGCCGGATGTAACTAAAATATCTACCACTCCAGGTGGCACACCAATCATGGTCGGAGCTACCGATGTCAATGGTGTTGATCTAGTTATTTGGTCAGATGGATCTACCCTCTACCGCACAACGGCTGCTGGTACAACCACAACCTTGACATGGGGCGGATCAGGCACGATTTTATCTGTAGCCCAAGATGGTCTTAACTACTATGCCGCTAATGCCACAGGCATCTATCGCGGCCCACTTACTGGCGCCACTAACGGCACATCAATCTTTACCCACCCATCTATGGTGGGAACAGTTACTACTGTTAAATTAGGTTGGGTTAAGCAACGCCTTATTGCCGGTATTAACAATTACCTATTTGAAGTACAACCAATCACATCATTTACTGTAGCAACCAGCAAGGTAGATGGCTCATACAATGCCACTCTTACCCTTACATCGGCTCACAACTTTGCAGTTGGTTCCTTGATTACCGTAGCCTCTGTTGGTTCTCCTTACAATGGCACATGGTCAGTAACGGATGTGCCTAACAGCACATCGGTTGTATTCTTCTTGAACAACGCCGCAGTTAGCCAAGCTAGCGCAAGCGGAACAGTTACTCTTGCAAGCAACAACAATCTTCCTATCTATGCTCATCCTGATACAAACTGGGTATGGACTGGTATTTGTGAAGGACCAAACAACATTTATGTTTCAGGATATGTTGGAGATTCATCTAGCATCTTCCGCCTAGTCCTTGATACACAGGTGCAGTACCACTTCTTACCCGCGCTTTGACGGCAGCGGATATGCCAAAGGGTGAAATTGTCTACGCTATTGGATCTTACGTTGGCAAGTACATGGTCTTTGGCACTAACAAAGGTGTGCGTGTAGGTGAAATTGATACATCAGGATTTTACTCCAATGGTTATATTACCTATGGCCCAATCTCTGTCATCACCAATGGCTATGATCCAGCCCAAGGAACTAATCTTAATGGTTTGCCAGTTAAGTCAATTACCTTTCAAGACAGGTTTGCCTATTGCACCGTCTCAAATTACATTGACAATGGCGATGGAACCTTTTCTTCTGGCTTAGTCAAACTTGATTTAAGCCGTCAATTGTCACCAAACCAAGTGGCGTATGCCACACACTTGCGTGTGCCTTCAACAGCTGAAGCATCTCAGGTAGTCACCATTGGCAAGGCGGGTAAGTTGGCTATTGGCGTAGCCGCTACTGGCATTTACTTCCAATCAAACACACTGGTTACCTCAGGTTACCTACAGACTGGTCAGATCCGATACTTTACCCTTGAGGATAAGCATTTTGAACTGGCTAAATTGCGTCAAACATTGCCCCTCATTGGCAAGTTAACTTTCTCATTTGTAGATGCCAACCAAAGCGTTACAGATGTTATTACAGTAGATAATTCATTTGACTTTACCCAAGACATTACTGGGCTAGATCAATACGATTTAGCACCAAAAGAATCTATTGCCCTACGCTTTACATTGATTGCCGCATCAGGACAGCAAGTGGGTCAAGAAGATTCATTCAACGGCTATCAACTTAAAGCACTTCCAGCTGTACGCCGTCAACGCATTATTACTATACCAGTACTTAACTATGATTTTGAAGGCGATAAGTACAACATGGCTACTGGATATGAAGGCCGTGCTGCTGAAAGACTTCAGGCTTTGGAAACAGTTGAATCTAATGGCGATGTAGTTATCCTTCAAGATTTTACTAATAATGAAACAGTTCGTGGGGTTATTGAAAGCCTTACGTTTGTTCGCATGACTCCACCCGAGCGTCGCTTTACAGGGTTTGGTGGGTTAATTAACGTCCAGTTCCGTACCGTATAACAGATAGGGAATACTGCAAATGACCAGCACGGATTTAACTACCATCCTTTACAACGGTGTATTTACTGTTGGAGCAACAGCTACAGGCGTATGGTACGTTTTTAAGCATGGTGTTAAAAATGTTATGAAGCAAGAATTTGAAGACCTTCAGACAATTAAGCATGAGGTAACACCTAATTCAGGCGGCTCCCTTAATGATGCTATCCGTAAGCAAGTCATTCCAATGGTTGAGACTTTAGTTGAGCGTCAGCAAGAAATAGCAGTTGATGTAGCAGTCCTTAATGGCAGGTTTGAACAACACGTCAGGGAGCATAATGATTAACCCATTAAAGCGAAAGTATATCCACGAAACAACCGGTGATGTACTAACCTTTAGTGAGCAAGTATCATGGAAGATCCAAGGCATTATCCGCAATTGGTTTTTTGTAGTTCTATGGTCTGGTGTTACTTTTGTTTGGTGGCTTCAACCTACATGGTTTACAGACACACATGCATATATTAAATGGATGAATCTAGCCTCATGGCTAGCAGTAACCGTAGAACTTATCATTGGTATTGCCATGATAGGGCAGACTAAACGAGATGCTCTCATCATACGCCACATTCTCAAACTTGAGAAGCAAGAATTAGATCATTTGAAAGACATTATTGAGGATATGAATGACAACATATGAACCTAGATTTGGTGATTACGGAGTGGTTAAGACCAATGGTTTCTTTGGTTGGCTTATTCGTCTTGGTACTTTTTCTCGTTGGAATCATGCTGTTGTCTATGTCGGCAACGGAACATTGTCTCTGCTGATCCGCGTGGGATAAAGAAAAAGAAAGCCGCTGAGTATCCACATATTGCTTGGAACCAGCATGAAGAATTAGATGACAACCAACGGATGCAGATTGTTAACGCTGCCCTTGAGACTGTTGGTAAGCCATATGATTTCTTTACTATCATTGATATAGCCTTGCGAAGCCTTGGGCTTAAAGTATTAACCAAAGGAATTATTAGTCGTCTTGCTCAAAGCAATGGTTACATCTGCTCTGAGTTGGTAGCTGAGTGCTACCGCAAGGGTGGGCTAGTCATCGCTGAAAAAGATTATTTGTGTACCCCAGGAGATTTGGCTGAGAGGTTGATCTGGCAATGAGCAGTGGCTTAGATATAGTCAACATTGCTCAGAAACAAATCGGCTTTATTGAAGGACCTAATAACGAAAATCCATATGGCACTTGGTATGGAATGCCTAACCAAAGTTACTGCGCCATGTTTGTTAGTTGGGTATTTAGTCAAGCCCAGTTGACAGCACTTGTTGCTGCTGAAACGCCCAAGGGATTTAGTTACTGCCCAGTAGGTTTGAGTTGGTTTCAAAAGCATAGCCAGATAGTTCCTAAAGGAACAGGCCGTCCAGGCGATATTGTCTTCTATGATTTTTCTGGCAAAGGCGTAGCCGAGCATGTCGGTATTCTGGAGAACTGCTCAACGGCAGGGCTAACAGTCATTGAGGCTAACACCAGCCCTGACCATGCCACTGGCTCACAAGCTAACGGCATAGGCGTCTTTCGCCGGCATCGCCCTTGGTTGAACGTCATGGCTATTGCTAGACCAAACTACCCAACACCTGTCAAGCCTTCTGTACCTACCAAGAACAAGGTGCTAGCAACGGGAGTTGCAGGCGCAACTGCCCTTGGTGGTGGTGGAATGGCTTTGAACAATAATCTCAACTCATCTACGCCTAGCGTCAAGGCTCCGACGGTCATCGTAGCCCCGCCATTCCCTGGCACAAACGCCTTTAAAGTGGGTTTTAAGAGCCAAGCAGCCCTGATTGTAGAGAGAGCCTTAGCCAACGCAGGATTGCTACCTCAAAATCAAATTTTAGGTACATTAACCGCAGAGGATCTAGCCCTTGTGCCTGTCTATCAGGCCAAGTATCCAGGTCTTACTAAGGTAAAGGGTAAGGGTATTGATGCCTTTACTTACAGTTCCATGGTGGCAAAGGCTGGTTCATAATGCCATTTAAGATTGACCATACAAATCCTAAGACTGCCGTGCTTGGCAGCGTTGCCGGTTTGATGGTTTGGAAAGCAAGCAATTTCTCCCTTGATCCTGTACATTTGGGTATGGTAGCGACGGCAGCCTTAGCAGGCTCCGCAGCTCCCAAGCCTTATGGTTCTCCGTTAGAAGATCCAGAGGCTTCACACATGAATACTCCATATGTTGACAATGTAGAGGAAGAATAAATGAAAATATCATCACGTGAAAAGGCTCTTGTTGAGCATTATCTATACGCAACTATTGCTGCTGGTGTAGCTATTTACCAGACTGGCAATCACAATCTCAAGCATGTTGCTTGGGCTGCTCTTGTTGGTGTGCTTGGACCAGTCGTAGCACGCATCAATCCATATTCTTTGTTTAATAAGACACTACCACCGGTAGATCATAAGATCGTACCTGCATCAACTAAGTAAAACTTAATAGCAAACGTAGCCCCCACTTCGGTGGGGGTTATTTTTTTTTGCCATTTTACCCGTTGGAAGGCTATCAGCCTTGCCGCCTTCTACCCTGTCGCACTCGCTTCGCTCGTATTGTACACATACTCCAAACCATAGGCGCAACTTGACGCGCCAATGGCTCAACTTGACACGCCTCTCATGCCTATCTGCTACCCTTATCGCATGGCTGAAATAACAATACAACATAGATCGTTTAGTTCATTTACATCATGGCTACGTTGCGGTAAAGCATGGCAACTAGAACGTGGTTTACAAGCACCTTCAGAACCAGCTTGGTGGTTTGTTGGTGGATCTGCGTTTCACGCAGCGGCAGAAAAGTATCTGCTACAACAGTTTGATAAGGCACAAGACAAGTCAACCACGGTTGACATACCGTTCTAATGTTTGCCACTGATCTACGCTCACTTGGACCTATCCGTGTCTGCCATTGCGGTTCTGAATGGTGGAACGTTAAGTGTAAGTTTGATGAGGATTATGAGATTGGCATGTATATGACAGATGCTACCTGTGTTGAATGCGGTAGTATTGCTAAGGTAGTTACAGAATTGGACAAGGAATAACATGGGAAAGAAACGCGCACAGATCATTACCAAGGCTGCCTTTGAGCAAGCCTTTGTTGAAGCTGAAGTCCTTATGCGTAAGGCACTTGGCGATTTGATTCAGAAAAGAAATTAAAACAGAAACTAATCCTGCTACAATTGTAGGGCTAAAGAAAGCCTTAGAAATAGTAGTTGGAAAAGAGATAGAATGACTTGGGATACGATTTGGCAAGAAGCGTTTACTGCGCAGATTGCTGAACAAGAAGAGAAGACCGGTACCAATCCACAAGATTGGCGTCGTGGTGGACGTGCTTCCAAAGCCAATCCTGATAAGGAAGATGGCGCTTGGTGGGATGTTAACGGCAAGCAAATGTTCTTTAATTTCATCAACGCTTGGAGTGAAAGTCAGTTTGAAATTTGGGTAACGCCTCAAGGCATACCAGGAATTGAACTTGGCTTCAATCAATCCTTTGGTGATGTTCCTATCAAAGGCTTTGCCGATGCAATTGTTACCTTGCCCAATGGTGAGATAGCAGTAATTGATTTTAAGACAGGCAACTACACACCTGACTCAGCAATGCAATTGGGTGTCTATGCTTGTATGATGGAAATGACTTTTGGTATCCGTCCGACTCGTGGCTACTTCTACTCAGCTCGTAAGGCAGAGTTTGAAGAAGCCATTGGGTTGGATCGTTGGACCATACCTGTATTCACCGAACTGTTTTCTCAGTTTGAGAGGGGCTTACAGGCAGAAATTTTTTTGCCAAATATTGGCATGTCATGTGGCACTTGTGGCGTAAAGGATTACTGTTACGCAGTAGGTGGACAACTGGCCCAGATTTACGACCCACTAGCAAACATAAAGAAAGAAGGAAAAAAGAATGGCAGCAAGCGAAGCAACAAAGTTTCAAGTTAACTTTAAGTTGGCTGACGGAACTTTAATCAACATCTACGCAGCAGATCAAAAGGAATTGGAAAGTCAATTAACGACTATCCAAGATACTGCAACTCTTATCGGAGCAACATCCGGTTCACTTGGTGGTGGCGCTAATGCCGCTAGCTATGTAGCACGCTCATTTAACGCAGAGGTTGTTGGATCAGCACCTGCATCAACACAAGCAGTCATTGCTGATGGACATTGTAAGCACGGTGCATTGGTATGGCGTGAGTCAAAGCCAGGCGCACCAAAGGCATGGAAGGGTTGGTTCTGCCCTTCACCAAAGGGTACACCTGACCAATGCGAGCCTAAGTTCGTTAGATAATTTAGGATGCTGTCACTACACCAAGCGGCAGCGAAAAGTACCAATGATTACGCACTACTGCCTGACCTATTCCCACCGCTAGCAGCGGAAGGGATTAGGTTTAGGCGGGGGCAATTGACAATGATTGCCGGTCAACCAAACGCCGGTAAATCTTTATTAGCCCTCTATATGGCAGTGCAGATGAAGGTGCCTACGCTGTATATCTCAGCAGATACAGATGGTTATACCACCGCGATTCGTTCTGCGGCAATGGTAACTGGGCATAGAGTTTCAAGCGTAGAAGAAGCATTTGCTTCAGGAACTGGTCAAGATTTTTATGGTCAGGAGCTTGAGAGCATTAAGCATTTACAGTTTGACTTTGCTCCATCACCTACACTAGATGAGATTGATTTATCCATACGTGCCTATGCGGAAGCATATGGTGAGTATCCGCATTTAATTATTGTGGACAACGCGATGAACGTTGTATCCCTGCACAATGATGAATGGTCTGGCCTACGCGAGATTGCTAAGGCTATGCACCACATTGCTCGTGAGACACAAGCTGCTGTGTTGCTTCTCCATCACACAACCGAGAATGAGGGACGTCCCGACATTCCACCTGCTCGTAAAGCAATCCAAGGAAAGATTGCTCAATTGCCTGAGATGATCTTGACAGTGGCACTTGTGCCATTTACCGGTGAATTTCGTGTTGCCTGTGTTAAGAATCGTTTTGCAAAGAACAGTGCCGACGGCAGTCAATACGTCACTTTGTGGGCAGATGCAAGTAGAATGTTGTTATACCCAGATCGGGCAGCATTGGCTATCGGAACCAGTTGGAGCAACATTGAGTAGTTACGGCAAGCGCAAAGGTTCAGCATTTGAAACAGGAATATTAAAGTTTCTACGATTAAAAGGTTTGATGGCAGAGCGTCTGCGTCTTGCTGGCAAAGATGATGAGGGTGACATAGTCTGCATGGTTGCAGGTGCGCCTTATATCTTTGAATTAAAAGCAACGGCAAAGATGGATCTGCCACAATTTTGGCGAGAGGCTGTAGCTGAGGCAGCCAACTACGCCAAGGCTAGAGGGATTGATCCAGCGCCACCTGCATATGTCATCGTCAAAAGGCGTATGGCATCGCTGGATCAGTCTTGGGTCATACAAGATTTAAACCAATGGTTGAAGGTAACAGGTGGTATAGAATGAAATATCAAGAACGTATTATTTGGGACAAAGCATGGATTCGTGGTAGTAAGGTTGGGTATAAGTTAGGACAAGCCTATGCCAAAGAACTAATTATTCATTTTCTTCGTAACAATGGTTATGTTGAAGCAGCCCAATGGATAAGAAAGAATTATGATAACC